GGGGCCGCACACCCGGAGGCGGCCCCTGCACGACGATCAGGGGTGGCGGGTCAGGTCGCCTGGGTGAACCCGAGCGCGGTGCGCATGCCCGCGGTCCTCGGGGCGGTGCCGCCGATGTAGTGCCGGCAGGCGGTGCCGAGGACCTCGTCGTCGAACACGTCGAACTTCAGCTCGTGGGCGAACGGGTCACCCGCGGACCAGGTGTCGGCGGGGAGGCTGGAGAGCTTGACGCGGGGGAACCCGTCGCCGATCAGCCACTCGCTGTCCGGGGCGCCGTCCCGACCGATCCGGATCAGGCGGTACTCGGAGAGGACCGGCAGCGGCGGCTCGTCGAAGACGATCTCGCCGTTGAGGGCCTGGGTGATGGTGGCCAGCGACATGCCGTAGATCACCTCGAGGAGGTTCCTGCGGCCGTACTCCTGCGGGGTGACGGTGATCGTCGACGGGGCCTTGGTGATGTCGGTGCGGATCGGGTTGGAGTAGCCGAAGCCCTCCGCCTCCTCCTTCTCGACGTCGATCTCGCGGGCGTAGCCCTCCTTGGTGACGATGCCCAGCGGCCAGAAGCCCGCCGGGAGCGCCTTCAGCACCCCGGTGGCGTCGGTGATCGTCGTCGGCAGGGCGACGGTCGGTGGGGCGAGGAACGCGACCGCCTCGAGGATCTTCCGGACCAGCGTGGGGGAGTCGGCGGCGGTCTTGATCTCGGCGAAGCCCATGGTGGGAACCCCTTTCTGAGGGCGTGGTGCCCCAAAGGGCGGGGCGGGAGGGTTGGTGTTACAGGCCGCGGGTGTCGACGCGGTACGTGCCGGTGACGCGGCTGACGGTGTCCGAGGCGTACGGCACCTCGGTGGGCACCACCTCGACCGTCACCGCGTCGAGGAGGCCCACACCGGGCACGTGGTGGCTCGACCCGGCCAGGTGCTCCCTGACCGCGTCGGCGTAGTCCTCCGCGGCGTCCGAGCCCGCCGCGTAGACGTCGACGGCGACCCGGTCGGTGCGCAGCGGGCCGTCCTCGGTGCCGCCGACCCGGCGGACGTGCGCCGCGGGCAGGTGAGCGTCGAGGTCCGTGGTGAGCCGCAGGAACGCCGTGAGGGTCACCGGTGGGCCCGCGGGCGGGTCGTCGACGGTGAGGCCGTCGAGGAGCGCGAACACAGCGTTGCGGGCGTTGGGGAAGGCGTAACCCATCAGGTGCCGCGCTCGATCGCGTCGACGGACCGGGCGAGGACGTGCTCGGCGCCCTGGCCCCACTCCACCGCCCACGCGTGACTCGAGGTGTTCGTCAGGACAGCGCCGGCGCGGGTCTCGCCAGCGACGTCGACGTCGACGGCGAACGCGGCGAAGCTGTCTCGGTACTCACCGGTGAGGACCGGGGAGATCGACTGGGCGTAGGGGATCGCGGACTCGGCCGCGTCGACCATCGCCTGCCCGACCTCCGGGGACCGGGCGAGCGCGGCCAGGCCGGCCTTGTCCGGTTCGAACGTGCCGGGCATCACTGCCTCCTGAGCGGGACCGTGGTCCGGTCCGGGTGGTATGCCGGTTCGCCGGCGACGGACCAGCGGCCCGCCAACGGTGAACCGGTGACCGTCACCGACGCCGTCGGCTCGACGACCACCCCCGGCGGGGCGTGCAGGGTCGCGGTGGTGTCCGTGGCCTCGTCGAGGTCCAACGGCTCGGCCGACTCGCCCGGGGTGACCAGGCAGCCCGGGACGGGCTCGTCGACACCCGCGACGGGGTTCCCGCGCCGGTCCCGGCCCGGGGAGTGGTGCACGACCACGTCGACGGGCCACGCGCCCCCGAACAGGGTCGTGCGGTCCCCCGTCACCACCTTGACGTAGGCGAGCCGCCCCCGGTTCAGCACCGGCTCCACCGACTGCACGAACGCGACCCGGCCGTGGACCGTCACCCTCGACGACAACGGCCACCGGCCGATCACCCCAGCGGGGGTGTCACCCGCGGTCGGGGGCACCGCGAGCACCGCCGCCGTCTCCGCCGCCGGGGCGCCCGACCCGTCGTCGGTGTACCTGGCCGTGCTCGACACCTGGCAGCGGACCCGTCTCGGGCCGGCGAACGCGAACGCCCAGCCGGTCCCGGTGCGGGCCTCCACCGTCACCAGCTCCGTGGCGTGCCGAGCCGTGAGCGGTCTCACCGCCAGGGACCGCCGACCCGGTCCGGCCACCCCTGCACCGCCGGGAACGAACCCCGCGGGCGGGGCGCCCCACCGGACCTTCCGGACTGCCGCGCCGCCCACGACCGCACCGACGCGAGGATCTCCCGCCGGCGCGCCACCGACCACGCCGTCGACACCTCCTGCGACTGCTCCTGCGTCAGCGACGTCGGGTTCTCCACGGCGATACCACCGAGCTCGAGCGCCCACGCGAACAGGCGCCCGCCCGGGTCCGCGACCGGGAGCACGTCGACCTCCATGGCGTCCAGGAGCCACCCGGACACGACCTGGTCCGCCACCTCGGCCTGGTCGTCGCTGACGTCGTACTGCAGCCAGCTCGTCAGGTCACCGGCGGTGAACAGCGCCATGCCCGGGCTCCCTCCGTCAGGACTCCGCCGGCTCCTCGACGTCCTCGACGACCAGGCCGAGGTGGCGGACCAGGTCGTGTCCGGCGGCGAGCGCGGCCTCGATCAGGCCCGGCTTGTCGAGGCCCGCGATGTCCGCCTCGGGGACGCCGACCTCGCGGGCGTACGCCTCCCACACGGCCTTCTTCGCGCCCTTCGCCGGCGGGCCCGCGAACGGGACCCGCTCGGCGTCGGCGACGACCTCGTCGGTGACCGGCTCCAGGTGCCCGTCCTCGACGAGCTGGGCGAGCCGGTCGGGGTCGAAGTCACCCGCGAGGGTCTGACCGGCGTAGGTGTAGTGGGCCACCCCCCGCCGGTCGTGGACGACCACCAGCGCGGTGAGCGCCCGGTGCGCGGAGGGCATCACGAGACCCCCGTGAGCCGCCACCCGGCCTGCGGCTCGAGGATGACCGGGACGGTCACGCGGCGGGCGCGGAGCCGGTAGCGGTCCTCCTCGTCCTGACGCATGACCTTGACCTCGACCCCGGTCGTGCCCGGCGCGGACGCGGCCACGTACCCCGGCGAGCCGAGGTCCTCGTCGGCCATCCCGCCGAGCTGGGAGGTGTCCGCGACGACGGCCTGGTTGGCGATCCCGTTCGGGGTCGGCAGCCAGCGCATCCCCGCGACCACCGGGAACTCGCCCTTCGCGAGGGGGTTCTCGCCCTCGCGTGCGAAGTAGCCCGCCGCGAGGAACTTCGCGAAGACCGCCGCGTACGTCGCGTCGTTCACCACGATCGTGTCCGGCTCGAACCCCATGTTCAGGGCCCGCAGCGACGCCTTCGCCTGGAGCGCCTCACCGAGGATCTGCGCGGCGGTGGTGCCGGCCGCGGTCCACAGCGCCCCGGCCGCGGTGGTCTGGGTGACCGCGGTCGTGATCGCCGACATCGCCAGGCCGTCGACCGTGATCACGTTCTGGTTGGCCAAGCGGGTCAACGCCCGGTTCACCGGCTGGATGGTCTGCCGCGAGATCGACTCGTCGGTGACCTCCGTGTCCTGGCCCCACTTCACGGTCGACGCCACCGAGGGCGTGCCACCGGTGAGGGAGACCAGCGGGTACTCGGCGCCCGGCGCGACGGCGCGGGGCGCCTCACCGGTGCCGATCGGCTCCCCGGACTCCCAGGTGACGGAGCCGCCGGCGGCGCGGAGCCGCTGGGGGAGGAGCGCGTCGCTGATGTAGCGCAGCATGAGCAGGGTCTGGAGCCGCTTCGCGACCAGCGTCGGCTGCTGCAGCAGGCGGTGGATCTGCAGCGTGTCACCGCTGAAGGTGGGGGCGGGCGGGGGGTAGGTGTAGGGCATCAGTCAGTCCCTCCTCAGCGGACCATGTCGACTTCGACGACCGCGCCGTTGGCGGCCGTCGTGATGGCGATGCCGACCTGCTGGCCGGCGCCGGGTGCCGCGTTCGACGCCACCGCGCCGGCCGCGGCCGGGACGACGATGTCGCCGGCGGTAACCGCACCGGACGCGACGAGGCGCTGCACGCCGCCCTTGCGGACGGTGACCCGCGCACCGGACGCGGCGTCGTGGCCGGCGACGCCCAGCCACGCCGCGGTCGCGGCCGCGGTCGGGGTCACGGTGGCGTTCGCGGGGACCACGGCGAGCAGCTGCCCACCGGTGACCGCGGTGGAGGCGGTGCGGGTGATCGCCTCGCCGGGGGTGAAGACGGGGAGAACCTCGGGCATCGGTCAGCGCTCCTTCGGGTCGGTCCAGCCCACCGCGGCGAGCAGGGAGTCGTTGGTGGTCGTGTCCTCGGCGTGGCCGAGCTCGTCCATGGGGACGGTGCCCGGCTGCAGCGCCGCGAGGGTCGCCTCCACGCCGGGGTCGGCCGTGAGGAGCGCGAGCCAGTGGTCGCGGCGGGCCGGGGGGACCCGCCCGTCGCGGACCGCGGCGTCGACGAGCTGGGCGCGGGCGGTTGCCCGCTGCTCGTTGCGGGCCTCGAGGCCCGCCGCGGCCTGCCGGCGGAGGTCGTCGTACGCGGCCGGGTCGAGGACGATGGCGCCCTGGGGGGTGCCCTGCGGGTCGGCCCGCTCCTCGAGCGCCTCGGTGAGCGCGGCGAGGATCGTGTCGGCGTCGGCGTCGTCGGCGACACCGACCGTCTGCCGCAGGGTGGTGAGCTGGGAGTCGTTGAACACGCCAGCGTCTCCTTCCTGGATGGTGTCCCCGGGCGCCTTCGCGGCCGGAGCGGGGGACCCGGCCGCGGACGCGGGCGGGGGCTTGGGGCGGCGCGTCGCGAGCGCAGCAGGAGCGGGCGCGTGCGCACGGCCCGCGTGGGCGAACAGGTCGGCCAGGTCGAACTTCGCCTTGGCTTCCTCGACGTCGGCGGGGTCCTTCTCGCGGTCGACCCGGTCCGCGAGGCCAGCGGCGACGGCCTCGTCGGCGGAGTACCACGTCTCTTCAAGCATCAGCGCCCGCCAGTCGGCCGGCTTCCCGCCGGCCCGGTCGGCGTACATCGACGCGATGTTGTCGCTGATCCGGTCGAGGTCCTCGGCCATCTTCCGCATGTCCGCCGCCCACCCGAGGCAGATCCCGGACGCGTCGTGGATCATCAGCTCGCTGTTCGGGGCCATGACGACCTCGTCGCCGGCGAGCGCGATGAACGAGGCCGCGGACGCCGCCAGTCCGTCGACGACCGAGGTGACCTTCGCGCGGTGCTGCCGCAGCGCGTTGCGGATCGCGATCCCGTCGTAGACCGCGCCGCCGGGGGAGTTGATGTGCAGCTCGATCTCGTCGACGTCGAGGTCGTTGATCTCGGCGACGAAGTCGCGGGCGGTCACGCCGAACCAGCCGCCGATCGCGTCGTACAGGTGGACCACGGCCTTCCCGCCGGTCGCCGCGGCCTCGACCCGGTACCACGGCCGGCCCTCGACGTTCAGCGCCCTCAGGACGGCCGGGTCGACCGCGCGGGTGTACGGGCCCGGGCGGGCCGGGGTGGTGGTCATGCCGCTCCTTCGGTTTTCGTGGGCAGGCCGAGCCCGAGCCGCAGGTACGCCTCGAGTCCCTCGTCAGCGGTGAGCACCCCGGCGTCGACCAGGGTCTTCACTGCGTTCGCGAGCGCGGCCGCGTTCCCGCCGATCTCGTCGAACACGACGCGGGGGGCCGGCTCGTCCGGGCCGTAGTTGATGTCGACGAGGTCCTCGACGACGTGCGCGGTGGCGACGTCGGCAACGTCCTGGGCGACGGCCTGCAGGGACTGGGTGAAGAAATCCGCGAACGTGGTGCCGAGGGCCCACGACCCGGTCTGGGTGCCGAGGTTGAGGAAGTGGGCGAGGACGGCGCGGGCGATCTGCTCGTCGTGGTACTTCACCGGGGCGAGAGCGTCCGGCAGGTCACCGGTCACGCCCATCAGCTCGAGCTTCGCGCCGTGGGGGATCGCCGACCCGGAGTTGTCGCCGGCCCGGACGCTCGTGGCGATCTCCTCGCCCTCGACGAGCTCGTCCTCGTCGTTGTCCTCCGAGCCGGTGTAGACGGGGATACCCATCCCGTTGCGGTCGATCGACATCGTCTGGGTGCGCAGGAGCCGGTCCTTCAGCAGCCAGTTCTTGTACGCCGGGCGGAGCAGGCTCTGCCCGGACCACGAGCCGGCTTCCCGCTCGTTGACGTAGGCGACCAAGCGGGTGACGGGGATGGTGATGCCCGTCCCAGTCGGGCCGGACGCGCCCGCTACGGGGTGCTGCTCGATGCTGACCAGGCCGCCGTCGCGGGCGACGTTGAACCGGGCGATGGAGCGCGGCATACGCGGGCCGAGCTTGCGCAGGTGCGCCAGACCCGTCGCGTCGTCGACCCGGTACACCTGCTCGAAGAACATGTGCCCGAACGGGAGCATGAGCAGGGCGTGCCTGAGGTGCTCCGCCCACGAGAACCTGTCGCGGGTCCGTCCAGGTGCGACGTCCTCACGGCCGCGGACCGGCAGGCCGAGGTCACGTGCGACGTGGTCGACGACGTCGTCGCGGGCCCCATTGGGGTCCAGCCGCCACGCCGTGCCGCGCACCGGGTGAGTGACCGCGCGGAGCACCGACCCGACCTGCGCGTCCTGCTTGCGCATCGCGTCGTACACCGCGAGGTTGTCCGGCCAGCGCAGCTCGGGCGTGGACTCGCCGTCGACCAGGTCGACCTGCCACCACGACGAGCCGCCCTGCGGCACCGCGGCATACCCGGTCTCCCGGACGCTGGTCTGAGACCTCACCGGTGCTGGCGCGTCGGGCACGGCACCTCCTCAGGGGGCGTCAGAAGCTCGTCGTCGCGACATCGACGTCCCGGGCCGGGCGGCGCCGTCGGTCCGGGCGCCGGGCGGTGCTCTCCTGGCCGGGGCCTACGCGGCGCGGCCGGGGTGCCTTCCGGGCCGGCTTACCCGCCCACGTCGCCGCCGCGTGACCGGCGAACGTCGCGGCATACAGGGGGCTGATGTCCGCCTGGCCGGCCCGCCGCCACGCGAACCCGCCCAGCAGCTGCCGGGTCTGCGCGGAGGAGATCGCCGACACCAGCACCGGCGCGCCACGGTGGAACACCGTCGACGGGTCGTTGACCATCCCGTCGTAGATCCACCCGCACGCCGCGGCGACGTCCTCCGCCTTCAACAAGCGGATCCTGATGCCGAGGTCCTCGAGGTCGGGGACCATCCGCCCGAGCGGACCCTTCGGGTCGAGGACGACCTCGCGGGCGACGTCGTGGTTGGCGAGGAGCTCGACGAGACGCGGGCCGAGCCACCGCACACCGCGCTGGTGGTCGATCACCTCGACGTGCACCCCGCCCCCGGGGCTGGCCGTCACCTGCCCCGATCCGCCCTGCACACCGGCCGGGCCGGCGACCGCGATCGACGCCCACTCCTGCGCGGGGTGCGCGTCCACCGCGAGCACGCCACGGCCCGCGAGCGCCGAGCCGTCGACCGTGGTCCGCTCGACGCGGGACTGGGGGATCACCCAGTCCTCGCCGTCCTCGCGGGGGTAGTCACCGATCGTGAGGAGCTCACGCGCGAACTTCTCCGGGGGCAGGGACCGTTGCTCGTGCGCCATGTAGTCGACGGTGATCCGCCGACCGAGCGCTGGGGTGACCTTCGCCCATGTGGCGGCGGCGGCCGGGTCGTCGTCCTCGTCGGCGGCGAACCGCCACCCGCACAGGCGCGGCTCCATGTTGGTCATGCGGCGGATCAGCCGGCCGAGGACCGTGGACGTCTGGTCGCCCGCGCTGCCCGCGTAGACAATCAGCGGGTTCGGCTTCGCGCGGAGCGTCGGAAACAGGGCCGCGATGTGGGTGTCCTTCAGCGCCTGCGCTTCGTCGCAGATGACCAGGTCACCGGAGAGGCCACGCCCACCACCGGAGGTCCTCGTCTTGAAGAGGATCCGCTCCCCGGTGGCCAGCCGGATCTTCTCCTTGCCGTTGCCGTGTGTGAAGCACCTGTCGGGGGTCACCGCGCGCAGCGCCGGCGTTGCTTGGATCAGGCCTTCGATCCGCTCGAAGGCCTCCATCGCCGTGGTGGTCTCGTGCGCCGAGTAGACGATCGTCTTCAGCTGCCAGGTGTACAGCGCGGTCAACGCGATCAGGTCGAGGATCCACGACTTGCCGTTCTGGCGGGCGAGCTCGAGGAGCACCTCGAACGCGGCCCACTGGCCGGTCGTCGTCACCCCGAGCGCGTCGACCAGGAACGCCCGGGACCACTCGTCGAGGTCGATCCCGACCAAGTCCGCCATGTCGATGACGTCCTGCCCGCGGGAGTACGCGCACCGGGGCACCAAGCGGTGCGTCGGAGTCTGCGACCCGAGTAGCGCGCTACCGCTTCCCCGCCGCCCCTTGGACTCTGGCACGTGACGTCTCTCTCATGTCTCGGAGGACCTCGGGTCCCACCACCGTCCCGTCGCCCTCGCCCCGGGTGTTCCCACCGGGGGAACGGGGGGAGAGAGGGTTTCCGACCGCGCGGGCCCTGTCGAGCTGGAGCCGCAGTTCGCGGGCCGCGACCGCGCGCGGCCCAGCCGAGTCCGCCTCGTCGACGTCCCTCGCGAGCGCCAGCGCGGTCTGTGCGTGCGCCGTGTCCAGGAGCGCGGCCGCGTGCATCTCGCGGTGCACGCTCTTCTCCACCGGGCCGGCTCCGCGCCGTGGCGACGGTGCCCGCTTCCGCGGCGGCGTGGCCTTCTTCGCCGGGGGCGGCGTCGTCTTCGCGGTCCGTCTCGCCGGCGTTTCCTTCTTCGCCGCTGCCTTCCGGGCCGGGGCGGCCGCGGCCGGTTCCGGCGGCGGCGGGGCCGCGGCCTTCACCGCGCGCTTCGCCGGCGCGGCCTTCCTCACCACGACCGGGACGGGCGGAACTGCGCCCGCGCGTTGCCGAGCTTTCCCCCGGCCGAACGGTTGCACGACGCGTGCTCGATCGCGTCGGCCTTCGCCCGCCGGTCCACCGTCACAGCGGTGCCGTGCCCCGCGTCGAGCTCCTGCCACGGCATCATCGGCTTCCCGCACCGCCGGCACGCACGCCCGAACGCCCGCGGCAACATCCGGGCACGCCGCTTCTGGTGCTCACGGCCGTACTGCGGAGCTGCCACCGCGACCTCCCGACCGGATCACGAGGTCCCTTACGTCGACGAGCCCCGACAGGGGATGCCGCGACCGCCGGCGCAAGCCAACCGGCCGCCGGGCACTGTCCGCGGCCCCGTTCGCGCGCGAGCCGCGACGTAAGGAAGCGAAAAGCCCCCGCCGGAACATTTCGAACCCCGGGGAGGGAAAGGAAGAGTGGCACGGGAGTCATGAGCCGGAGATCCCGGATTTTCCGAGGATCGGGTCGCGGGCAGACTTCCGCCGTCCCGCTCAGTGTTCCACATCGACGTGCCGATCGGCGGCGGGCGGCACCGTCGGCGTGTTGCGGGTGCGGCGGCGCCGGCCCGAGGAGCGGCGCCGCTGCTCACAGTCCAGCAGCTCCCGCTCGAGGAGGTAGGTGCGGCCGTCGACGACGACCCGGCGCAGCCCGTACTTGCTCGCCCACGCCCGGACCGTCACCGGCGCCACCTCCGCCACCCGGGCCGCCTCACCGTAGGTCAGCAGCCCGAGGTCGTCGACCCTCACCCTGCCGCGCCCGTCACCGCGGCCAAGTAGTCCACGTCCTCGAGGAGCTTCACCGTGCCGCACGACCGGCACCTCGCGTAGATCGCGGAGTACTCCCGCCACAACGCCCGCCGGTCGCACACCGGGCACGGCACCCTGAGCCGCTCGGCGCGGTCCAACCCGGCGGCCTTCAACGCCCGGTGCCGCAGGTGCAGCACACGCTGCCCTATCTCCACCGCGTGCCTGGTCTCCAGGAGGTGGTTGTGCCACTCAGCGAGGTACCTGACCGACGCGGTCATCGTGCGGGTGCGGGCCGTCTCATCGCCGACCCACCAGTCCCGCGGCGACGGCGGGTGACCCAACCGGGCCCGCAGGTAGTCCTCGGTCTCACCGACCCACGAGATCAGCTCCTCGACCGCCAGCCACGACGGTGACAGCGCCGGCGAGCCCGGCACCGACCTGGTGTGCCGAGCCGCCTCACCCGCCGGCATCAACCGCCCGGACGCGCCCGGGTCCGCCAGCCGGCACCGCCAGCACACCCTGGCCGTGAACCCGGCCGGCGCGACCACGTCGACGACGCGGGTCGTGGTGTGCCCGCACGACAGCCGCTCCGTCACGGCATACCGGGGCGGGCCCTGCGCCAAGTCGGGGCGGACCCGCGGCCGGTCGAGGACCTCGACGCACCGCGGCCCGACGACCACGCGCAGCGCCCCGTCACCCGGCTCGTGCCCCGCCGCCCACAACCCCGCGACGAGGTCCGGGATCCCCCAGATCGCCTCCTTGATGTCGGCCGAGCACCACTGGCACCACGCCGGGTCCGCGAGGACCATCGGCACGTCGTGGTCGATCACCTCACGGTCCGCGTCGGTCAACGGGCGCAGCCGCTGCACCGCGTCACGGGCGCGGCGCGCCGCGGCCCGCTCAGCCGCCCGCCACGGCCGGTTGCACACCCCCGGGCAGGGCCGGTCACGGTCCGTCACAGTGCTTCCTCCGCAGCTGCTCCTGGTGCTCCGTCGCGTAGTGCAGCGCCCACATGTCGTCGAGCTCCTCCTCCACCCCTGACGTGAACCGCCACCGGCACTGACCCACCAGACACCGGGTGGTGTCCTCGACCGTCTCGCACAGCACCATCGGGTGACCCCGCAGGTCAGCCACGCCCCACC